CGGCGTCCCGACGGTGGTCTTTGCCGGCGGCGCCGGCACCGGCGCGGCGGCCACGGCCGTGCGCAACAACGAGCCGGAGATGGTGCTGCCGGAGGGGCGGACCTGGTACACGTTCCGCGGCTACGTCGCCGATTTCCCCTTCGACTTCCAGGCAAACGCAGTGGTTTCCACGGCGGCCAGCCTGCAGCGCTCTGGCGCGGGCGTCTGGGTGCGTAAGGCGGTGACCCCGTGACGGCTGCGAAGACCTCGGGCCGCAAGCAGGCGGCGCCGCCGGCGACCGTTCCGAAGAGCAAGGCGGTATCCCTGTCGATCACTGGCCTGCTGAAGGCCGGCGCCTTCACCGGCCGCCCGGTCGAAAGGGAGATCAGCTGGCGTCAGGGCAAGCAGGATTTCACCGCCACGGTGTTCGTGCGCCCGCTGGGCTTCCAGTCCGCCATCTCAGACGTGCTTGCCGCTGGCGGGCGCGAGGACAGCGTGGCCGGCCGTATCGCAGCCTCCATCTGCGATGAGCAGGGCAAACCCGTCTTCACCGTCGGTGACATCACTGGTGCGTCCGATGCGGACCGCGGCGCGCTCGACGGCGCCCTGACCCTGGCGCTGCTGAGCGCCATCGGCGAGGTGAACTCGCTGGGAAAAGCTACGAGCTAACACCCGAAGACGAGTTCTGGTGCGAGCTGGTGCTGAACGGCATCGGCGGCGAAACCATTGCTGTGGCGAAGGAACGCCTCAGCGCTCGTGAGGTGAGGCTCTGGGCTGCATACCGGGAACGCCACGGAGGCCTGAACCCGATGATGCGCGCCGATTGGAACGCTGGCCTGCTGGCCAGCCTGTTCGCAAATAGCAAGCGCAAGCCTTCAGCCCCGGCATTTCAAGTAACTGACTTCCTTCGATACCAGAAAGCGGAGCCGATCGGCCTTGATGAGGCGATGGCGAGCTGGGGATAACTGCACATGTCACGACGTTCTCTCGGCACGCTGACCATCGACGTCATTGCCGAGATCGGCGGCTTCGCGTCCGGCCTGGATAAGTCGGAGCGCCGGACGGAGAAATGGCGCCAGAACATCGAGAAGCAAGCAAAGCTCGCTGGCGTCGCCTTGGGCACGGCGATCGCGGCCGGCATGGTGCTGATCGCCCGCAATACGGTCGCGGCGGAGCGCGAAGTCGCGCAGCTTGACGCGATCATCAAGTCCACTGGTGGCGCTGCCGGTTACACCCGCCAGCAGCTGCTCGACATGGCCGATACGTTGTCGTCGAAGTCCACCTTCAGCGGCGGGGAGATCGTCGAGGCCCAGACGCGCCTGTTGTCCTACTCGGGCATCCTGGGAACCAACATACCCCGCGCCATGCAGGCCATCATCGACCAGTCGGCACGCCTGGGTATCAGCGTCAGCCAGTCGGCGGAGACGATCGGCCGCGCGCTGGAATCGCCGAGCAAGGCGGCGGCAGCGCTCGCGCAGCAGGGCTTCGGCGCGGCGTTCACCAAGGAAGTGCGCGGCACTATCGACGAGCTGGTGAAGGCCGGCAAGGAAGGCGAGGCCCAGGTGATGATCCTGGAGATCCTTGAAGAGTCCTACGGTGGTGCCGCACAGGCCGCGCGGGACACGTTCGGCGGCGCGCTGCAGGCTCTGAGGAACACGCTCGACGATCTCACGACAGGCAACAGCGGTAGCCTGAAAGCGGCTACCAACGCGGTCAATGATTTGACCAAGGTCCTGAATGACCCTGAGGTCCGCGAGGGCTTCGATGTAATCATCTCGGGTGCTCTGAAGGCCGTCTCTGCGCTGGGTAAGCTGGTGGAGTTGGGGGCGCGATACCCGGGCTGGCTCAGCGGGAAGGGATTCCTTCCGGTCGATGAGGACGATTCTCTAGCGGCCTTGGAGGCGCGGCAGGCGAGGCTGAAGAGCACCCTGGGCACGTGGCCAGGGCTCTTCGATAGCGAAACGAAGGGCAAGGTCCAGAGCGAATACGCCCAGGTTGGAAAGTGGATCGAGGAAGCGAGGGCCAAGCTTCCAAAGCCAATCCTGCTCGACGTGGGCCATGCGACCCCCGGTTTTGTTTCGGGGGCGACAGGGGATCCGGCGGCACGCGCCGCGGCGGCAGCCACAGCTGCAGATGCTGAGAACCAAAAGAAAAGGGAGGCGGCCGCGAAGGCAGCTGCCCGAGCGGGTGAGTCGGCGCGGCAGGCGCTTCAAAAGTCGTTCGAGGCGACTGACATTCAGCTGCGCCGCCAGATCGAGCTCTTCGACACCAGTACCGACAAATCGGCCCAGGCAACCGAACTACAGAAGCTGAACTTCGACCTAGCCGAAACCTCGCTGAAAGCGCTGAACGCAGAGGAGAAGGAAAGGCTCCGAACCTCGGCCATCGCCTTGGATCGGCTCAAGACCGTGAAGCTGGCGAACGAAGAGGCAGCCAAGTCCGCCGAGTTCGCACGGAACGCGCAAGCGTCGCTGGATAACGCGCGCGCTGCACTTGCGGTGGAGTTCGTCGGGGCGGGTGAGGGTGCCCAAGCCAGAGAGCGAGCGCGAGATCTTCTCCAGATTGAGGCCGACTACCAGACGCAACGGCAGGCGCTGTTCGAGCAATACCAGTCCGGTGACATCACGGAGAGCCTCTACAAGGCGGAAACCCAAAGCCTCCAGGCTGCACTCGATGAGCGCCTGCGCATGCAGGAGGACCACTATCGCAAGCTGGACGAGCTCCGCGGCAACTGGCAGGCCGGTATGTCCGATGCCTGGGCAGACTATGCAACCAAGGCCGCCGACGCCAACCAGCAGGCCTACGACGCCGTGACGGGGTTCCTGGATACGACCACAGGCGACGTGGCAGAGAGCATCGCCGATCTGGTGAAGGGCAATGAATCGTTGACCGACTCGGTGAAGAACCTCGTTGTGTCGATGGGCGAGACGGTGATCGACACTCTGTCGCGAATGGCTGCACAGTGGCTGATCTACCAGGCAACGCAGAAGCTGGTCGGAGAGGCGACGAGTCAGTCCTCAACGGCGGCGCTGACCGGTAACGCGGTTGCGATGTCGGCCCAGGCTGCGATCGCCGCCTATGCGTCAACCGCGGCAATCCCGATCACCGGCCCGATCGCGGCGCCGGCGGCGGCGGCGGCGGCCCTCGCGGCCACCGCCCCCTATGTGGCGGCCGTCGCGGCGTCCTCCGGGCTGTCAGGCATGGCGCACGACGGCATCGACAGCGTGCCCGAGACAGGCACCTGGTTGCTGCAGAAGGGCGAGCGGGTCACGACCGCAGCCACCAGCGCGAAGCTGGATGCCACCCTGGAGCGGGTGGCCCGCGATACCAGCACCGGCGGCGGTGGCGACAACAACGAGTTCAACTTCAACGTCAACGGCTCGATCAGTGAGCGGGAGCGGCTGATGCTGGAGCAGACCGTCACCCGGGCGGTGACCTTGGCGCGGAAGGACCGCGTTGCAGACACCACATCGGGCACCGGCCCGCAGTCCCGCGCGATGCGCTCGAACTGGAACGTCAGAAGGAAGGTCGGGTAATGGCGTTGATCATGCAACCGCAGTGGCTGCCCGAGCCGCTGCGCGACGGGTATGGCTTGCGCCCCGTCTCGCCGCTGAAGCGGTCCACGTTCGTCAGTGGACGTTCCATGCCGAGGCGTGCGTACACCGCCACGCCCACGCAGGTGGAAGTCCGGTGGCTCTTGGACGACAAGAAGGCCGCCCTGTTCGAAAAGTGGTTCCAGGAGGGACTCAGCGACGGTGTCGCCTGGTTTGCCTGCTACCTCCGCACCCCGCTGGGAATGGATTACTACAAGAGCCGATTCACCGAGATCTATGACGGGCCGGCGCTGACCAACAGCAACCGCTGGCTGATCACCGCACCGCTGGAGATCTACCTGCGGCCGCTGCTGGCAGATGGCTGGTCCGAGTACCCGGAGGGCTTCCTCCAGGCCAGCGTGATCGATGTGGCGGCGAACAGGGAGTGGCCCAGGCCATGAGCATTCTTGAGCGGCTGTATGCCTCCGGTGGCGCTGAGGTGGAGCACGAAACCTTGGCAATCACCGTGGGCAGCAAGACCCACTACCTCACCAAGGGCTGGGAAGACATCACCGCGGTGCTGGAGACCGGGCAGACGGTGACCTTCAAGGCCTGCGGCATGGATGTGGCCAAGCCCTCGCGCAATGCCGATGGCGTGCAAGACCTGCGATTCGCGCTGACCAACATCGACGGTGTGGTGAGCACGGAGATCCGCGCGGCGCTGGCCGCCCGGCTGGAGATGACGGTCACCCTTCGGGTGTACCTGAGCAACGACCTGCAGGCGCCGATCAAGAAGCCGCTGTCGATGGTGATCAAGGGCGGCCAGTGGACCGCAACGGAGGTTCAAGTGACCGCCGGCTTCATGAACATCCTCGACACGGCCTGGCCGCGCGACCGTTTCAACCTCACCAAACACCCAGGGCTGCGGTACATCCAATGAACATCGATCTGGAAAAGTACCTGGACGTGGTCTGGGTGAGCGGCGGCCGGCAGTTCCCCGAGCTGGACTGCTACGGCGTGGTCAACGAGGTGCGGCGTGATCTTGGCCTGGCGCCGTGGGATGAGTACCCGGGGGCCACGCGCGACGAACTCGCCGAGCTGGCGAACGAGGCCGCCTTGCAGCACGCCGGCAGCGATCTGGTGGAGGGTGCGGTGGCGTTCTGCTACGAGGGCAGCGTGGTCACCCACGTGGCGGTGCTGGTGGAGGTTGATGGCCGCATGTGCACCTTGGAGTGCAACGACGGCCGCAACGTCACCGTGTTGCCCGTCGCGCGCTTCGAACGCCGGTTCAATCGAGTGGAGTACTACGCGTGATCCAGGTCTTTCCATCACGCATGCCCGGCGAGCCGCTGGAGACCCATCGCCACGGCAGGACCACGATCGATGGGTGGTTGCGGTCCAACGTGCCGAGCTACCCGGGCGAGGGCACGCACCCAATCGAGATCGAGGTGAGCGGGGTGCCGGTGCCGGCGGGCGCGTGGGCGTCCACCTGGATCGACGCCGAGAGCGACGTGCGCATCTACCCGGTCCCGTATTTCGAGGGCGTCGCCGCGGTCGTCTACTGGGTCGTCGTGGCTGTCATGGCTGCCTATGCGATCTACATGGCTGCCAACATGCCCTCCGGGAGCCGGTACGGGCAGGGCGACACGCTCGCCTTGGATACCGCCCGGGCGAACACCGCGCGCCTTGGCAGCCCCGTGCGCGAGGTTCTAGGGCGATGCCGCGTGTGGGCCGACTACCTGGTGCAGCCGGTCTCGCGCTTCGTGGGGGGCAATACTTACCGGACGCAGATGTTCGTGTGCGTTGGCAAGGGCCGGCACGTGATCCCGTTCGGCTCCGCGCGGCTGGGCACCACACCGCTCAGCTCCTTCGGCAGCGACGTGGAGATGACGATCTATCCGCCGGGCGCCGACGTGGGCGGGGACGTGCGTTCGGAGAACTGGGTGAACTCGACCGAGGTTGGGGCAACGGCTTCGGGTACGGCCGGCCTGGACCTGAGCGACACGGCGGACGTGGCCACCAGCATCAATGCCGATTCGGTTACGGTCTCCGGCAACGTGCTGACCCTGAACAACGCGACGATCACTGATGCGAACGGCAAGGAGCGGCCGGCGACGTCTGTTCCGGCGGCGTGGAGGGTCGGCGCGGTGCTGACGCTGAAGGTGGCGGCCTCCTTCAACGCTACCACCAGCGGGCTTTACTCGATCATCGCGGGTAGCGCGGTGGCTGAGCTGGCCCCGTACGTGGGCATGCCAGTGCTGCTGACCTACAACGGCGCGGACTACGGACTGTTCGTCGCGAGCTACGCGCCCGGTACGCCGGCCGTGCCTGGTATCGGTGGGAGCCCCGCGCGGCTCACTGGATCGGCCGCCGCCACTGGCTTTGACTTCAGTGGCACGCCGGTCACCTTCGGCATCGGCTGGCGCGGCACCAGCTACAGCGTCGCGCTGGTGGCCAACTACATCACGCTGGGCGTGCTGCTCACCGCGATCAATGATCAGCTGGTGGACAGCGGTCTGGTGGCGACACAGTCGGGCGGGGTGGTCACCATCGCCGAGGCGGCCGGCCCTTACGCGGGTGGCAGCATCAGCTTCAGCGGGCTGCCGGCGGCGGTGTTTGGCCCCAGCCCCGCGGCAACGGCTAGTGTGGCCACCACCGGTGGCACGCCGGCAACGTTGC